GTTTTGTCCCGTTTTGTCGAGGAATGCCGTGCTAGGTTGCTCAAAGGCCACCGGGTCGTCCATCAGATTTTTTGGAAGGACGAGTGCTCGAACCCCATTTCTGAGGGTTTTAGGAAACCTAAGCGTCCCATATGTGTAGGCCCTTTGTATTTCAACCTTTTGATGAGAGAGTACTTATTGTCACTCAACAGGACGATGGCGGCCTTTCCGTTTGCTTTCCAGCAGGCAGTGGGTTTTGATTCATCATCCCAGCAGTGGGCTCAGGTCTATGATTACGTCTTTGGTACTGACCGTGATAACTTGGTGTTTGATGGTGATTACCGCAAGTTTGATAGGGGTCTCATACAGGAGGTAACTGATGCAGTTCGTTACTTTATACTGATATTGTGCATTAAGAGCAAGAATTATGACAAGCAGGATTTGGTCATGGTTAACAGTTTGCTTAAATGTGCCACTTCACCAGTTGTCAATGTCTTCGGGACGATTTACGGATTCCGGAGCGTTAATACATCTGGGAACCCTTTGACAACTCAGATCAATTGTATTGCCAACAATATCTTGATTTGGTATGTTCTAAAGAAGAAGTACAGTAGTCTCAGTTATAGCGATGTTCATTTGCTCTACAAAAATCATGTTAGGGCCATGACTTATGGTGATGATAATATAATTGGATGCGTGCATCATTCGGAGTACGGACAGGTGATTTCTTGTGTGGACATGCAAAAATACCTTGAAGGTATCATCGGTTACACCGATGCCGCCAAGAGCTCGGTTGTTAAACCTTATTCTCCACATAATGAGGTTACTTTACTTGGTAGGTATTTTATCGAAGAGGATGGTGTAGTCCTTGACAAGTTCGAGCTGAAGAGGTTGTGGCGCATGCTTTTAACCTATAGGAGGCGCAAAGGCGTTACTATCCAGGCTACTCTTAGAGACATTTATGATAGTGCCCTTTATGAGCTTGCTAGGTATGACGAAGCCCTTTTCAACGAAGTTAGGGACCTGCTGATTGTCGGTCTGACTAACCTTGAAATGGGACTTAGAGGTCATTTGTACACCAGAGATCAGATAATCCGCGCGTACTTTTGGAACAATCATGGGCAGGAATTAAACTATAGTTTTTATCGTGACAGGCTCATGATCCATAACGCGCGTGGTTTTATGGCAGACCCGCGGTACATAGAATGTTGCCGTTCCAAAGAGCGCTTCCAATTGCAGAGTGGTGAGTGCCAGCCCATGCTTGCACTTCCATTTAACCATACGGCAGATGACCTCCGTTGTTTGCGGCTCCAGGAGCTGTCCAAGGTGCCTTTCAATTCAGTCTGTGATCGATCGGCTTGGTGGTTTGAAGAATGTACCACGATACTCATTCTTCTCAAGCTTATGGTGACCTTCATCCTGTTTGTGGCCCTCAAAGCACAATTTAGTATTGTCATGCATTATTGTTGCAGGCACCGTCCTTACTTAATCCCAGGTCATTTTTGGGGCTTTGTTTTGGGTTGGCT